ATCATTGGTGCTGTTAATAACCTTGCCAAATCTAGCAGCGAGGCTGGAACGGAAAGAGTTATTGAGGTATTTGGACCTAACATTACCGCCACTAACAATGTTCAAATCTTTATCGGAGAGTTTATATTAAACTTTGGCAACATTAAAAATGCGAAAGAGTCCACAGCCAAGGCGACGGTGCAGTTTGGCAATAAGCCATTTACATCAAATCCGTATGTAGTCATGTCAATTATAGATCCAAGCAATGACGAGAATTCTGATATTTCATATGTCAGCCTCACAGCAATTAACATTACTAAGTCAGGATTTACCTGTATGGCCCGTAGACTCGTTGCTGGTAAAGACGCTAAAAATAAAGATAGGTTGAAGGTAAACTTTGTTGCTATTGGACCTCTTTCACCAACTGCAACTTAGAAGATAAGTGACTAATTATAAGTTAATAGAGTCTAATCACAAAAAGTCTATTAATGGAATGTATTATGAGCATATATTGGTCATGGAAAAGTACCTTGAAAGGCCCCTGCTTGAATGGGAGTCGGTTCATCATATTAATGAAATAAAAACAGACAATAGATTAGAAAATCTTTTTATATGCCATAGGCGAGAGCATGATAAAGCCCATGGCATGAAAACTGTTTCTATGTATAAATTAAATCCATCATGGATTAAAAAAGAATGCAAGAACTGTGGAAAAGATTTTTATGGGTCACCATCTGTTATAAAAAGTAGAGTAAAATGTAGTTCCACTTGTAGACCAATAAAGGTTGACAAGGTTTGTGGCTGGTGTGATACGATTTACACCGTCCCTATAAGACAAGAGCATATGTGGGATTTTTGCTCAAGAGCGTGCCGGAGAAAGGCGAGTAATGACAAATGATATTAGATGGCTAATAGCGTCAGATACACAAATACCCTACCAAGATAACAAAGCAATTTCTCTTCTTATGAAGGTTATTAAGTCATGGAAGCCCCAGGTTATTGATCTGCTGGGAGACATTGATGATCAGAATTGCTACTCAAGGTATTCTGACGGAAAGCCAGATGAGTTTTTGCAGGCATACAAGGCTGCAGAGGATAAGGAAGAAATTCTTAAATATGTATTTAAAGAATCTTCTGCGACTAAAAAGTTTTATGCCGACATTCGTAAGGCTGCTCCTAAGGCAGAACTGTTTACTGCTCTAGGTAACCACGATATTAGAGTGTTCGATTACTTTAGCAAGAAGGACCCTGACCTACTTGACAGGATTTCTCCCAATTCTCTTTGGGGTCTGGATGATCTTGGATATGAGTATATCTATTATGACGACCTTCCCAAGCATAGATTTGGTGACATTCATGTTCATCATGGCATTGCTTTATCACAAAATGCTGGTGAGTCCGCCAAGAAGGATGTTGAAGCCTACGGCGTGTCTATGATGCGGGGTCATTCCCATAGAATGGGCACGTTCTATAAGACCTATGAACTTAGAGGGGAGACCCTTAGGGGGTATGAGATAGGCCATCTATGCGATGAAAAATCCATGGGTATGAAGTACACCACCGTTCACAATTGGCAGAAGGGGTTTGCTATTGGTCATATCGTCAATGGTCACCCACACATCCAGTTGATAGAAATTAAGGATAATACCTGCGTAGTGGATGGAAAGGTATTCAAAGCATAATGCTGTGTAAAAAATGTGACGGCAAGGTAATGGTAGACCGCACCCTAGGCTCTGATATTCATGTTGAGTTATACTGTTTAAGATGTGGAAAAAGATGGTCGCTACGATACCCAGAAAAGTATGGAGGCTTTGGTAGATGGATAATGAGGAAAGAGACTCTGTATCTAACGGGAAGAGATATGGGGTACTAAAAACCCCTAAGCGCCGTCGTAAAATATTTATCAATGGAGAGTTGCACCATATAATCCATATTAACATTCCAGCAGATGTTGCTACAACCTGGAACTACATACAAGACAAAATGGTTAAATATCCATACAAAACTATGAAAAAACACGCCCAAAAAGCATATCTTATTAATGAAGTGGCAAAAATGGTGAGTCGCCACCCAGAAAGAATAAGAATTGCTATAACAGAGGGAAACATTAAAAGGCCGCAACAGTCTGGGCCAAATGGAAAGTTTTACTTTAATGAAAATGATATTTTAGATATACAGGATTATTTTGCTAATGTTCATTATGGTCGTCCTAGAAAAGATGGCGCTATAACTCCTTTGCATAGAACCGTGACAAAAGAAGAGGTAGATGCTAGACTAGGCCGCAGAGATGTTTTGTACGTTCAAAATGAAGATGGAAAATTTATTCCTGTGTGGAGGACGGTGGATTTTTAATGCCTAAGGCAAAAACTGAAGAAGACTTGCTTGTAGAGTTTATCGGGGATGTGATTTCCCCTGAGAGTGCTTTGCTTGCATGTTCAATCAACCTTATGCGTGCTGGAGATATAGCAAAGCAGATGCAAGATACAGAGTCTTTGCTTAAGGTATCTAAGGCGTGGTATGAGTTGGCAAGATATTTAAGTGGTGATAAGGAAGAAGAAAGATCTAATCCTATTGGATTTACGACGTTGGAGGTGGATATAGATGAGCCAGGAGATGGTGCCTACGAGGGTGAAGGTGGGATTGAAGTTCGTAAGAAATCTAGGAAACTATGAAAGCCTGCACTTAGAGGTGGGAGTAGATGATTATGTTCGATCTGGAGAGTCGGTATCTGCAGCAATGGATAGAGTGTATTCTTTTGTAGAGGAGCAGTTGGTAGAGCGTATGCAAGAAGTTGAGGCTGATTTGCGTGACAAGTCCTAACAAAGATAAAGATGCGTTTGCTCTACTCAGTAAATATACTGCGCTGTATAAGCAGAAGTATGGAAATGCCCCTATTGTAAATAAGTACAAGGAAAAGTGGGCAATGATATCTCTTGTCGAAGACTTTGGTCAAGACGCAGTTCTTCAATCACTAAAATACTACTTTAAACTTAACAGGGAGGGCCACTCGTTGAGTTGGTTCTTTAATAACTTTTCCAACATCCATTCTTCTAGACTAAGTTCAGAGAAGGATGATATGATTAGGCGCGAGCAAAGAGCAAAGACGTTGAAGATTAGAGCGGAGTTTATGAATGGCGTATCTTGAAGAAGTAGAAGTAATTTCTTCTGTATGTAAGAACAAAGATATCCATGTAATGTTTGATAATAATGCTGATGAACTTATTACAGACTGTGCAGATATCTGGGGATTTATAAAGGATTACTATGATCAGACGCGACAAGTTCCCGATGCCGATCTTATTACTACTCGCTTTAAAGACTTTGACGCTGTGAACTCTGGCCCCACCGTCTACCACATTGATAAATTACGTCAGGCATATTTGGATGAAAGCATTAGGGCTACGCTGCGTCGTGCTGCACAGTTAATTAACAACAATGAGTCTGCCATGGCATTAAAAGAGTTGTCAAAGGACGTTACTAAAATGTCCCGTATTGGCGCTAAGGTAAGAGACATTGATGTAACTGATGTTGAAAATGCCCTCAACTACTTTGAGCAGACTAGGCTATCTGCTGAGAATGGAAACATTGGCATCAAAACAGACATTACCTCGTTTGATGTGTGCCTTCCTATGGGAATTTCTAAAGGACAACTTGGTATTCTTCTGGCCTATCCTGCTATTGGAAAGTCATGGCTTGCATTGTATTTTGCAGTACAGGCATGGAAGCACGGCTATAAGCCGATGCTGATTAGCCTAGAGATGACTGAGTATGAGGTTCGTAATAGAATTTTCACGATTATTGGGGATGGATTCTTTAGCCACAGGTCTCTGAGCGCAGGCAGGGTTGAGGACGATGAATTCAAACTATGGGCTTCTAAGAATTTGGAAGGCCGTCCACCGTTCAAGATCATATCTAACGACACGGGTTCTGAGATGACACCGAATCTTATTAACTCAAAGATTGATCAATATAAGCCGGATATCGTAATAGTTGATTACCTTCAGTTGATGACAGATAACTCTGGAACCTCTCAGAATGAAACGGTCAAAATTAAGAACCTATCTAGAGAGTTAAAACTTCTTGCTATCGCACAACAAATTCCTGTAATTGCAATTGCTTCTGCTACACCGGATGATTCTACCGATCTAGAGTCAGTACCTCAACTTGGTCAAGTTGCCTGGTCAAGACAGATCGCTTACGATGCTGACTGGGTATTAAGTATGGGGCGCAGGGCAAACTCAGATGTTCTAGAAGCGGCATTTAGAAAAAATAGGCATGGATTCATGGGCGATTTTTTCATGCAGATAGATTTCGATAGAGGAATATTTAGAGAGATACTAGAACCTACTGAAGGGTAAACGCGATATAATTTATCTATGAGTTTTGTTGGACATAAAAGAATAAAGGATTTTCATATCGATGGCATCATTGAAGATGATGCAGATATACCACAAATTAGGGAAAGATATGAATCCATCCTTGTAGATATGATGAGAACACAAGGATATGTCCCACACCTTGACGTAGAGCCTGCTTTTAGTTTAGAATATGAGGAAGATCGATACAGGTTTCTCCTTACTATATATGGAGTTTTCGTCGGAAGGAAAAAGGCTAAATGCTACCTAGCAGTCAGCGCAAACAACTTAATACCGATGGATTTTACGAAGAGAGACAAATAGAGTCTGTACTTAACTCATGTAATATAAAAATCGGCGGAGAAATAGATACACACTTTCTTTTATTCTGTCCATTTCATTATAACGTCCACACTCCAGCATGTGAGATAGATAAGTCAAGCGGCATGTTCCTGTGCTTCTCATGCGGGGAGTCTGGCAACTTTGTTGACATGGTTATGAGAGTTACTAACAGAACGTACTTTGAGGCGGCTCGCTTAATCAATTCACATCAGAATCCGGTAGACATTGAAAAGCAGATAGACGACACCATTGAAAACTCTAGAGAGTACCCAGAGTTTGACATGAAACTAATTAATCAACTTCATGAAAACTTAATGTCATCTAATAGGGCTAAAGAATACTTTTACGGAAGAAACATAGTTGACTCGTCATTCGAATATTTTATGCTAGGGTATTCTGAAAAACAGGATATGGTAATCGTGCCAGTATTCGATGAATCCAAAAAGTGTCTGGGGTTTGTTGCTAGGTCTATTGAGGGCAAGTCATTTAAAAATAGCATTGGTCTTCCAAAGAGCAAGGTTTTATTCAATCTTAATAATGTTAAGAGAGACAAACTTATTGTCGTAGAGTCCTCCTTTGATGTAATTAGACTTCATCAGGTTGGATTTAGCGCGGTGGCTACTTTAGGGGCCACCGTTAGTAGAAGGCAGTTGGCGCTTTTACAACAGTATGCTAGCAGCATAATTATCTGCCCAGACTCAGATGATGCTGGTCAGAAAATGACAAAGAAAATACTTGATAATATAAAGGATAAGAGTGTAGACTTGGTTTCATTGAAAAATGCCAAAGATGTAGGAGACTTATCAGATCAAGATATGATAGATACATTCACTAAATACTCTGGAAATACTTTAATATTAGCGGTATAATGTATTTATCGGCTCACTTATAGAGTCAAATACTTACTAGGAGAAATATAATGTCAGTTATCACAGGTTTGAAAAATATTAAAAGTAAGATGGAGCGTCCTCAGGTAGAGGAAGGCTCCCGCGCTCGCTGGCTGAAGTTGGAAGATGGTCAGAGCGTAAAGATTCGTTTTGTAAACGAACTAGACCCCGACTCCCCACATTATGATAAGGGTCGTGGGCTCGCTATTGTAGTAGCAGAGCATACAAATCCAAAGGACTACCGTCGTAAGGGTCTTTGTAGCCTAGATGATGAGGGCCGCTGCTTTGGTTGCGAAATGCATCGTAAGGACCCAAAGGCTGGCTGGAAGGCTCGCCTGCGCTTTTACACCAACGTCCTCGTTGATGATGGCACAGAGCAGTATGTAGCGGTGTGGTCACAAGGCGTTGGGCAGAAGTCTCCTGCCACAAATATTCTTATTGAGTATGCGGGTGACACTCAATCAATTAGCAATCTCCAATGGCGTCTTAAGCGTTCTGGTACTGGTACTCAGACTAGTTACACGCTTATCCCTCTAGCACCGGATACTGAGAAGTTTGATTGGTCAGGCGTTGAGCCTTTTGAATTGGAAAAGGTCGCTGTCCGTCAGGTAGCATACCCAGACCAGGAATCATTCTACATGGGTGTAGACGTAGATACAACATCAAGTTCTTCCGTCGATTGGTAATTCTTGACCGTGGGGATGGCACTAGGATATACTTCCTAGTGCCATACTCATTATTGGAGATAAATGTTTCATAATCATCATTCGCATTCCTACTACAGCCTACTTGACGGCTATTCTTCTCCGCAGGAGTTGATCTCAAGGGCGGCTGAGATAGGCATGACTGCACTCAGCATTACTGACCACGGATCTCTTTCGGGTCACAGAGACTTCATCAAGGCGGCTAATGAAAATGACGTTAAGGCTATCCTTGGACTAGAGGCATACTTCACATCGGATAGAAAAGATAAAAGGTCTAAGAAGGAAAGAAAGCCGGATGATCAGATATACAACCATCTTGTAATTCTTGCTAAGAATGATAAGGGCTTAGAGAATCTTAATAGGCTATCAGAGGATGCCTGGGTGGAGGGCTTCTTTGCAAAGCCCAGAACAGACTTTGACATGTTAGAAAATTACAGAGATGGTTTGATTGTACTATCAGGCTGCATGAATGGAATTATCGCTAAGGCACTTGAGAATGATAATGAAGGTGCGGCTGTTCAGTATGCCAAGTGGTTTAAGGATGTTTTTGGTGACGATTTCTATATGGAGATTCAGCCTCACAATCCAGCATGGCTAAATAATTCTCTTCTAGAAATGTCAGATCGAATTGGCATCAAGCCAGTCGTAACATTGGACTGTCACTTTGCTTCACCAGAAGATCGTGTTGCAGAAGAAATCATGCTTATCCTTGGAACTCATCCTAAAATTATTAAGGATGTAGATTTTAACAAGAGCAGAAAGATCAAGGATCTCATCGAACGGCTAGACTATCTTTATGGTGAAAGGCAAATGTCATTCAAGGATCTTGATATTTGGCTAATGAATTATCAAGACACTAAAGAAAGAATGCTCAAGCAGGGGATTGACCGCGAAGATATCTATGAGAATAGCGTAGAGATCTCTGAAAAGGTGAGCAAGTATGACATAAAGGAAAACGTAGACCTGCTGCCAGTAACCCATAAAGATCCTGATGCAGAACTAAAGCAACTAACTATGGATGGCCTAAGGCAAAAGGATTTGATTGAGCCTGAGTACCTTGAGCGAGTTAAGGAAGAACTTCAGATTATCAAAGAAAAGAATTTTGCATCATACTTCCTTGTAGTAGCCAATATGATTAGTTGGGCTAAGTCTCAGGGTATTCTGGTGGGTCCAGGCAGAGGCTCTGCAGCAGGAAGCCTGGTTTGCTATGCCTTGGGAATCACAGACGTAGATCCAATTGAACACAACCTTCTATTCTTCAGGTTTATCAATCCTGAAAGAAATGACTTCCCAGATATTGATACAGACTACGAGGATCGCCGCCGTGGTGAGGTCAAAGAGTATCTTATCAATGAATACAAGCATGTGGCATCTATCGCTACATTCAATACTTTTAGGGACAAGGGTGTCGTTAGGGACGTAGCCAGAGCCTTTAACATCCCGCTGTCCGATGTTAATAAAGCATTGAAGGGTGTGGAGACCTGGGAGGAATTTATTAAGAGCAAGGGCGCTGCAGACTTTAGAAGTAAGTACCCTGAGGTTGTTGAGTATGCTGACAGGTTAAGGGGCAGAATTCGTGGTACAGGTCTTCATGCTGCTGGCATTGTAACCTCTAAGACAGATATCTCTTCATACGCTCCCATGGAAACAAGAAAAGATGCTCAAAGTGATGCTAGGATTCCTGTAGTTGCAGTAGATATGGACATGGCTGCGGAGATCGGCCTGATTAAAATTGATGCGCTTGGCTTAAAAACATTAACTGTTGTTAAAGATACGATTAATAGTATCAAGGAGCGAAAGGGTGTAGAAATAGATCTTCAGTCTATACCTATGGACGACCCTGAGGTTTATGCAGATTTAAGTGCTGGATTTACCAAGGGTGTATTTCAGGCAGAAGCGGTTCCATATACTAACCTGCTGGTTAAAATGGGTGTTAGTAATCTTAATGAGTTGGCTGCCTCCAACGCCTTGGTTCGACCAGGCGCTATGAATACAATTGGAGCAGACTATATCAAAAGAAAGAAGGGCCGTCAGGCGGTCTCCTACACCCACCCCATCCTGAAAGAATTTACTGAAGATACTTATGGATGTATTCTTTACCAAGAGCAAGTTATGCAGGCATGTGTTCACCTTGGCGGCATGACTATGGCGGAAGCCGATAAGGTCCGTAAAATTATTGGAAAGAAGAAAGATGCAAAAGAATTCGACCAGTTCAAGGATCAGTTTGTTTCTGGCGCTTCACAGCACATTTCTGCAGAAGCAGCAGAAAAACTATGGCATACATTTGAGGCCCATGCTGGATACTCCTTTAATAAGAGTCACGCTGTTGCCTACTCTACGCTATCTTATTGGACGGCTTGGCTCAAGAGATACTACCCAATAGAGTTTATGTATTCCCTACTTAGAAACGAAGGCGACAAAGACAAGAGAACAGACTATCTGATCGAAGCAAAGAGAATGAATATCAAGGTAAGGCTTCCTCACATCAATGAGTCTGGAGAAGACTTTACTCTAGAGGGGGATGCCATTAGATTCGGTCTTGGTAATGTTAAATTTATTTCGGAAGGTATCGCTAAGAAGATTATTGACAAGAGGCCGTTTAGATCTTACTCAGAGTTCATTGAGTTTACTAGTTCTAAAGGTTCTGGTGTTAATAGCCGTGCAGTAGATGCTTTAAACAAGATAGGCGGAGCGGCGTTTGAAGATAATCCAAGATCTGGAAATGAGAGAGAGAACTTCTATGAATATCTAAACATTCCAGAGTTTGTTACTAATATTCCTAGATGGGTAGAGTCATACTTTAAGCCAATAGAAGATTATGAAGAAGATGGCGCTTTCATTATCATGGGGATGGTTAAATCAATTAAGCGCGGAGATGGATGGAGCCGCATTGAGATTGTTGATAAGACTGGAAGTGTCGGTGTATTCCATAATCAGGATACCCAAGTTGAGCCAGGTAGAATGTATATATTCTTAGTATCAGATAACAGAGTTGCCTCATTTATTCAGCCAGATTCTCTTGACTCAGCACAGACACCTTTTGTACAATTTCTAAAGGCAAAGACTATGGTCTTGGGTCCAGAAGAATATTATGTTGTGGACGTAGAGCCAAGAAAGACAAAGAAGGGAGATAGAATGGCTCATGCAGTTCTATCTAATGAAGATAAAGAATTAACTTCAGTCATTGTCTTCCCCTCAGTTTATGCAGAATCTTTAGCACATATGAAGCCTGGTACAAGTTGCAAGCCAATATTTGGTGAGACTAACACAGGTGCTACTACATTAAAGGGATTTATCAGATGAATTTAGATACTCTAGCAGATAGACTGCACAATACTGCACAAGAAAAAGGCTTTTGGGAGCCAGTATCAAGAATGCAAGAGCAAGACTTCTTTATATTTTATTCAAAGCAAATAGCCATGATTCACTCTGAGGCCACAGAAATTCTAGAAGCCTTGAGAAAAGACAAGGGCGATGAGGCGGTTGTAGAAGAAATTGCAGACCTTATTATTAGAGCCTTGGATTTATACAAAGGAATCAAGGTTTACTCTGGAGATCTACCCTCTTTAGATTCTATTCTTATGAAAAAGTCTTTAACTAATCAGGAGCGCCCCAGGCTACACGGCGTTCGTGGATGATATAATGAAGGCTTACTTTCTTCATGGTTCAGATGGAGAAAAACTTATGGTCATTCGTGGCTACAATGAAGAACTTATGCAAAGTATCATAGACACTTTGCAACGCTCAAGGGATGAGCGTATAAAAGATTTAGCATACCTATTGGAGAGTCATTTTAATGAGCGACATGATGATGGAGGAAGTTCTATCCAAACTAGATCCAAAAATAAGAAAGATGGTGGGAAGCGCCGCTGAAGTAGAGATACATAAACAAAAGACACCAAGTTTGTCTTTAAATGTTGCTCTAAAGGGAGGTTTGGCTTATGGTAGACAAGTTCTTATATGGGGCAATAAGAGTGCTGGAAAATCCTCATTCTGCCTGCAACTTATTGCAGATGCACAGAAGCAGGGGAAGACATGCGCGTGGATCGATGCCGAACAGTCATATTCTCCTGAGTGGGCTGAAAAACTTGGAGTCGATTCCAAAAAACTTATTTACTCACCAGCAAAAACAATTAACGACATGGTTGACATTGGCACGCAACTTATCCAATCGGGAGTGGACCTACTTGTTGTAGATTCTATCTCTGCTCTACTGCCAGCCATCTACTTTGAAAAAGATGGTTCAGAGTTGAAACAACTGCAGGACACAAAACAAATCGGTGCAGAGGCAAAAGATATGACTCATGCCGTGAAGATGCTTAACTATGTTAATGACAAGACTCTGCTTATCCTTATCTCTCAGCAGAGAAATCAGTTTGGATCTATGCACGCTAGCCATATTCCAACTGGAGGAATGGCAGTAAAGTTTTTCTCTAGCACCATCATTAAACTATGGTCAAGTGAGGCGGAGGCTTCATCAATTAAAGATAAGATTGCAGTTGGAGATAAACTTATCGAACAAAAGGTCGGGCGTCCGGTAAACTGGACAATTGACTATAATAAAACTGGGCCGCAGTTCATTACTGGATCGTATGACTTCTATTTCCAAGGTATGCATGTAGGGGTTGATCAGGTTGCTGATCTAGTTGATACCGCAGAAATGCTTGGAATTATTGAGCGCGGTGGTGCCTGGTATACTGTATTAGGAGAAAGAATTCAAGGTCGTGCAAACGTTATTGCGAGAGCCAGAGAAGACCTTGACATGCAAGAAGAACTTACAAGATTGGTATATGAAAAAATATGATTGATCCAAGAGCATTTCTTTCTAACGATGAGTCTAAATCTGCTGGTAAATATAGAGCCATTCAGGGGTCATTCTCTTGCCCAGAACAGGGTTGCTACGAAGTTGCCAACGAGGGTCAGTACGATGAAGAGAATCGCAAGGTTTTTTGGACTTGCTCAAACGGTCATGATGGAAGCGCAAGGCTTTGAGCGAAAAGGCAGAATTGCGTCGGATAGGGGCTAAGTCTCATAAAAATAGTGGTCGTGGACAATATCAGAAGGCAGATGGCAACATCGAAAGATTCGTTGTAGATATAAAAGAATATGGTAAGTCTATATCATTAAGCCAGGATATGTGGGCCAAGATCGTTACTGATTGTCTAAGAACAGATAATAAGAAGAATCCTTTGCTTATGGCTGTGCTTGGCAGCGGCGGAAGAAAGACTAGGCTAGCCGTAATTGAGTGGGAAGTACTAGAAGAATTATTGGAGGAACTAGATGGAAGATACAATTGATTTAATTAATCAGGTGTCGGAGTTCGCTGACATTCATGATTTTGTCAGAGATGAGGGGCTTGATGATGCGATGGCGGCTATCGTAAAAATTATTTCTAAGCCAGATATCCCTCCAGTTCAGGCACTCACACTAATAGCAAAACTACAAGCCCTGTCTGCTAAGTTTGGAATCCTTGCAGCATGGTATACAACAGCAGCAAAAGGTCCAACAGGATCTCCAAATAATATCAAGAAGAATATCTACTACTCTACAAAAGAAGCCCTAGATAAACTTGTTGACAGTCTCAAGTACATAGTAAGGTATAATCTTGGGTGACATGACTAAAAACTTATTATCGTCTTTACTAAACAAGCCTAAAGACCCTAAACTAAATTCTAAAAAGTTTATTAAAATGCTGAATTCAGCATACGAAGATACTAATACTAATAAAGAATATAAGAGAAAGAAGACATTCTCTCCAAGTACTATTGGGTATGGTCATGGAACCTGCCCTAGATACTGGTGGCTTGCATTTAATGGAGCGGAGTTTACTGAGAATATTCGTGCCGCTAACATTGCGTCCATGAGATCTGGAACCGCTGCCCATGAAAGAATAGAAAAATTAGTTGAGGCAACAGGTCTTCTTAAAGAGCGAGAAAGAGAGATTAAAAGTGATAGTCCTCCCATCAGAGGTTTTGCCGACCTAGTTTTAGATATCGATGGTGAAGAGATTATTGGAGAGATTAAAACTATTAAGGACCAATACTTCATTCAAAGAAAATCTGAAGGACAGCCATCACCTAGCCACTTCCTGCAACTATTGGTCTACATGAAGGTTGAGGGTGCCTCAGAAGGCTTTATTCTCTATGAGAACAAGAATGATAATGAACTTCTATCTATTCCAATAGAAATGAATGCTAAAAATGAAGAGTATATCAACTACGTTTTTGATTGGATGGATGAAGTTTATAATGCATACAAGGAAAATACGCCACCTAAAAGAGGTTATACAAAATCTACATGGACATGTAAATCATGCCCTGTTGCAGAGGCCTGCTTAGAAAGAGAAGAGGGCGTAAAAAAGATAGAGAATCTTAAGGTCGGTCTTGAATGAAAAACTGCGCCCATTGCGGTGAGGTCTTTGAGTCAAATAAAAAGAATCAAAAATACTGCGCTCCTTCATGCTGCAGGCTTGCTACAAATAAAAAGATTATGGAGCGGTACTACGAAAATAAAAAAAGAAAAAGCGGGGTAAAAAGATACTGTGACTGTGGTCAACTGCTAAGTAGATATAATGATAGTGATATTTGTTTTGTTTGCTTAAAAAAGAAAAAAGAGAATGATAATAGTGCAGTTATAGAGGTAATTAATAATGTCATTAAAAAAATTAATAAAACAAAACGCTAAAGTGGTCATGGGGGTGGACTCCTCTACTAATTCATTTGCATTCTGCCTGTTCGATAAGGAGCCAATTAAATGGGGAAAGATAACTTTCAATGGAAACAATATCTACGACAAAGTTGTAGATTGCAGAGACAAAATGAAATTTATAAAAGAAGAAGTGCATCCAGATTATATTTGTATAGAGTCTGCAATCATGGTAAAATCTCAGGCAGTAGCGATAAATATGGCTATGATTGTAGGAAGTTTGATATCTGAATTAGCATTGGACTCACGTTCAATAATTACTGTACCTCCAGCAACATGGCAAAATTATATAGGAAATAAAAATTTAACAAAAGAAGAAAAGGCCTTAATAAAAAAACAAAATCCAGATAAATCTGAAGCCTGGTATCGTAATACCGCCAGAAACATGAGAAAGCAACGGACAATAGATTTTTTTAATAACAAGTATGGGATGAATTTAGATGATAATGACGTTGCAGATGCCTGTGGTATTGCTTACTATTCCTACGAGAAGTTGACAAGTCATGGCTAAACTATATGAAAGCAAAGCCTACCTGACTAAAAGATATTCTATAGAAAAGAAAAGTCTTGAAGAGATTGCTAGAGAGTGCGGGGTTAGCCATCAAACAATCTATAGATACCTCACAAAATTTGGACTTATTAGAGATCAAAGGAAGTTAAAGAGATGATAGAAAAAGATTTCAACACAATGTTTTCTGACTTAAATGAAATGCAACGTACTGCGGAAAACATCTCTCCAAAAACTAATACACAGTTGGCTATTCAAGAGGAATGCAAGAGAATATCAAGTATGCTAATTTCCAAGAATAAGTCTTATGGAAACTCAATATTGGACCCAGTAAGAGTTTTTTCTAGATCGGACACCATTGAGCAAATTAAAGTTAGAATAGATGATAAGTTATCTAGAATTGAGCGGGGATCAGAATTCATCGGCGACGATACTCTTGACGATTTGATAGGTTATCTGGTACTATTGAGTATTGCACAAAAGGAGACATGGAAGTAATGCCACTATATACCTTTACATGCATGGATTGCGATAAGACGCATGAAATGATATTAAAGATTGAGGAAAGAAATAATGCTATCTGTCCAGACTGCGGCATGAGGCTTATCAGAAACCTTGACTCCCCAGGTATGGTATGGGCACCCACCCGTGGCGGTAGTGGTTTCGCCACTTAATAAAGGAGAACTATGTCTAGACGACAATCAAGAGACTCTGAGGAACTTCCGACTTACAAAGTAAATCCAGATATATCCGTTTTCTACGAACTTAAATTTGGCAAGGATATAATAAAACCAGGAGACTCCCTGAAGTTTAAGGATGTAAGAGGGTCTTTTAGGTTTATCCGCCTTGCTCATAATGTTAAGAAGGATGTTACTTGGATAGACTGCTACTCTCCAACTACTGGAGAATATAGATCTTTCTATGTAGAAAAACTTAAGGGCGTCGTCCATGCTAAGAAAAGTATTAGAAAGAAGATGAATGTCAACTGATGTAGTCCTGGCTGAACGCTGGGAAAAAATTAATAAGGTTGTCGATGTGTTCCTTAAGGGAACCACGAACCCCTCTGCAATTGCTAAGGCTACTGGCTTTAAAAGGGCAGAAGTCCAGGAGTTCCTTGATGAGTGGCGCTCTGTTATTCAAAGCGATAGACAGATTCAAATGCGTGCAAGAGAGGCTTTGTCTGGGGCCGACCGACATTACTCAATGCTGATTGAGGAGGGTTGGGATGTTATTAATCAGGCTGGTACAGTTGGAGATTTGGGTAAGAAAACTGCTGGGATTAAAATTGTAGCGGACATTCAACAGAAGCAAATAGATATGCTACAAAAGGCTGGGCTAATTGAGGATAGTGAAATCGCTCAACAGATAATTGAAACGGAGCGTAAGCAGGAAGTCTTAGTTAAAATCTTAAAAGAAGTGGTGGCAGACTGCGATCATTGCAAGAGAGAAGTATTTAGGCGTCTAGAGGAAGTCACGGGTAAGGCGGAAGGCTTCTGATGTTTGATGACTTCATATCCGCTCTGGAAGAAGACGAGTTTGAAGAGCACCCAGTAAACATTGAAGAGTTTGTTACAAATGAGGACTACCTACATCTTCCTCCACTTTCAGAATATCAATATCAGGCTATCAAAGCCATGACACAAATTTATAAAAAAGATACACTTATAAAACTTTATGGTGAAGAAGAGGGCACGAAAAGATTTAAACAAACCTGTAATGAAGTTATATTGCAATTAGGCAAGGGGAGCGGCAAAGACTACCTATCTACAATATCAGTAACTTATCTTGTTTACTTATTACTGTGCCTTAAGGACCCAGCAAAGTATTTCGGAAAGCCCCCAGGAGATTCAATTGACATTATCAATATTGCTATTAACTCCGAACAGGCAAAGAACGTATTCTTTAAAGGTTTTCGCAAAAGAATTGAAGATTCTCCATGGTTTGTCGGTAAATATGCTATTACAGCGCAAAGCGTATCGTTCGATAAATCCATTACATGCCACTCTGGTCATTCAGAACGGGAATCATGGGAAGGGTATAACGTTATCTGTGTGATCCTGGATGAGATCTCTGGCTTTAGCACCGTATCAACGAGCGGCAACGAGCAGGCTAAGACAGGTCAGGCGATCTATGATATGTATAGGGCCTCAGTAGATTCAAGATTCCCAGACGTTGGAAAGGTGGTTTTGCTTTCATTCCCTAGATACCGTGATGACTTTATTCAACAAAGATATAATGCTGTCATTGCTGACAAAGATGTAGAGATAAAGTCTCATAAGTTTAAATTAGACGACGAACTAGAAAATGTTGCAGAAAATGAATTCACCGTCGAATGGGAAGAAGACCATATTAATGCCTACAAATATCCAAAAGTCTTTGCCCTTCGCAGGCCAACGTGGGAAGTTAATCCAACAAGATCAATTAACGACTTTAAGATTGCATTCTATAACAATCCAGTAGATGCACTTGGTAGATTTGCTTGTATGCCTCCAGATGCAGTAGATGCTTTCTTCAAGTCTAAGGAAAAGATTCTTACATGCTTTAATCAACCTATGAACGGTGTAGATGATGACGGTAGATTTAGAGATTGGTTCCGACCTCAAGAAAGCAAGGAGTATTACATTCACGTTGACTTGGCACAAAAGCATGACCATTGTGCTGTAGCGATGGCCCATGTTGATAGATGGGTACATCTAAAAAGTTTTATGAATCATAGTGTAGTCAGTCCCATAGTTGTCGTGGATTGTGTAAGGTGGTGGACCCCAACTTCCGACAAGTCTGTTGACTTTTCAGAGGTTAAACAGTTTATCGTAGACTTGAGATCGCGGGGGTTCAATATTAAAAAGGTGACGTTTGACAGGTGGAATTCACACGATATTATGTCAGAACTGAGAATGATCGGAATAGAAACAGAAACTCTTTCTGTAGCCAAGAAACACTATGATGACATGGCTATGTTAGTTGGAGAAGAAAGAATTGTTGGACCTAGTATTAAACTTCTTACGGATGAGTTACTTCAACTTAGAATTATTCGTGATAAGGTAGACCATCCAAGAAAAGGTAGTAAAGATCTTTCAGACGCAGTTTGTGGCGCTATCTATAATTCTATTGCTTACACCAGAAGAGAAGATGAAGAAATAGAAATTGAAGTACACACATTTAAACAATTAATTAGAGATCGTGAAAAAGAAGAGGCAGATAGAAATATTATTAAGCCTCCCGTTCCACCAGAAAGTTTTGATGATTATGTTAATTCTATAGGGATGGTTTAACTATGGATATGAATGAAGAACTTATCAAGATGATGTTGGAAAGAGGGTATATAGAGCAGGTTGGACATAATCCTGTAGGAGATCCACTATATAAAATAACGGAATTATTTTACACAGAGCAGGCCGATCTAGTAGAATGGATGCGTCAGCAAGACTCTGATACCCTAAGCAGTCTCTGGTTCAAAGGATATATAGATCTAAAAATGTCTGAGGAGGGCCTGGGGTTTGTCTATCTTACAGAGAGGTCAGATAGTTGGATAGAGGCAGAAGATCTTACTGAGGATGAAAAGTCAATGATGTATCTTATTTACAGCACAGGCTCTTACTTTGGAGGTAACCCAGACTATGGATACGAGGAACGTAATTGATTACTACAAGGAATGGGAAAACGATCAGATACGGGCGGATCTAGATACTAAACGCCTTCCATTCATTGTAGGTTTTGAAAATATTACTGGTGATTTTAATAAGGCTTCTGGAATTAGAAATAGTAATGCATTCCTGGCTAAAGAGTCTTGGATTATTGGAAATAAAAGGTGGGATCGCCGTGGAGCGGTGGGGACACAGAACTACATCCACTTGAAGTATGCTCCCTCCCTTGATCATATATATCTTAACGAGCCACACATTAGAGACATGCGATGGGTGGCGGTAGACAACGTTGCAGGAGCCATTCCTATTACTCAGTACGAGTGGAGGCCTGACACCTTTATGATCTTTGGAGAAGAGGCTAGAGGCGTAAGCCCCATGGGTCTTGGCATGGCAGACGACGTTGTTATGATTCCTCAACTTGGTAGTGTTAGAAGTCTCAATGTTAGTGTTGCTAGTGGCATCGTAATGTATGACTATGCGACAAAACTTGGAATGCTATAATTAATCATGAAAGTATGCTCATTTTGTGGAGAAAAGGCTGAGTGGTCTGGTTCTAGGAAAGACACAATGCTTTATGTATGTAAGACACACTTTGAGGCGTACTACATAAATTTTTCAGATTGGAAGAGATTAGATGGCTGAATCATATGTACCAACGGACTCAATGGCTTCTAACGCCCGTCGTGGCCTTGCGTTGCGCGATGAATTTAATCGTGGAGGGACAGCGGTAGGGATTGCACGCGCTAGAGATATCGCCAATAAGAAGAACCTTAGTGAGTCTACCGTATTGAGAATGCACTCTTTCTTTAGCCGCCACGCCGTTGATAAAAAGGGTAAGGGCTGGAAGCAAGGAGAAGAAGGATATCCTTCCAATGGTCTTATCGCATGGCTTTTATGGGGCGGAGACTCAGGAAGATCCTGGGCAGAATCGAAAAGAAATGCTATTATGAGGAGAAGAGAGCAGTCCAGTAAGATGTGGAAAGGCTCCGCTTTCGATATAACAGAATAGGCTCCGATGTGCCAGCAATGCCGAGTTACGCGGTTGATTCCAGTATGAAGTTAGTCAAACGTGCAGATAACCTTGGGATGGT